ACCAGCATCCGTATTAGAAGTACTTTAATTTTAATATAAGAATATAAAACAAAAAAAACAATAAAAACAAGGAGGAATATGTAATGATTAAATTAACTGATTTACAAAAACTAGCTTTAGATACATACAAAGGCTCTGTAGAAAAATATTCAAAGACAGAAGCAGAAGGTGCTATAAGAAATGCATTGGTTGAGGCTTGTGGTGGAGAATGGAATTTTTATAGTTTTCAAGCTAACAAATGGTCAGTATATCAAGTAATGGCTGAAGTTCTTTCTGTAAGTGTTGGAGAAACTTTAATAGGTAAGTTTGACGGCTTTGCAGAAGTAAAAGATACTGAATTAGGTGATACTTCTGAATTCCTAATTGAAGATAAAAATTTATTCAGAGTTGCTACAGTGGCTGACGGTAACACAGATATTAGAAGACAAAAACTTTACAATGGTAAAATGACAGTTGCAACTGAGAAATTAGCAATTAAAATTTACTCAGAATTAGACCAATTTATCTCTGGAAGAATTAACTGGGTTGAAATGGTTGACAGAGTTCAATTATCATATGCACATGAAATAGCATTAAGAATTTACAATGCTATCTATGGTTCATATAATACTCTAACTGCACCATACCAAATCACAGGTGCTTTTGAAGAAACTAAATTGATAGATGCTATAGCTCATGTTGAAGCTTCTACTGGACAAACAGCTATTGTATTTGGTACTAAAAAAGCATTGGCTAAAATAGTTACAGCTAAAGAATCTGACGGAATGAAAGATACTCTTAATGTTTTGGGTCATTATGGAATGTTTAAAGGCACTGATTTAATGGAATTGCCACAAGCACATACACCTGGAACTAACGTTTTTGCTGTTGCAGATGATTTCTTAATAGTTATTCCTAATGGCGAGAAAATAGTTAAAATTATACTTGAAGGTAATGCTTATGTTTACGATACAGAAGCTGGCGCAAGAAATGACGAGCAAATAGAATTCTTCTTTGGAAGAAAAGTAGGAGTTGGAGTTCTTAAAACTGACAACTATGCAATCTATAAAATAACTGGATAATAGGGCTTAACTGCCCTTTATCTTCTTTATATTTATAAATAAAAAGGGGGAAATATTGAACTATGGCTACAAAAAAGGCGACAAAAGCCAAAGAAGTTAAACAAGATTTTGAAATTGATGATGATATTGAAGTGAAAGATATAGTTGAAGAAGCTATTAAGCCAAAGGCTAGACCTAAAAGGGTAGTCGTGGATAGAAGTACTGAACTAGTGTTTATGAACAACACAAGTGGAAACTTGTTTTATAAGTGTCCTAGAACTCATGTAATATTTGATTTATATGAATATGGCGACACAGACTATATAACAGTGGATCAGTTATTGACTATGAACAATACCCATAGAAAAATGCTTAAAGAATTATTAGTTATACTTTTAGATGTAGTAACTGAAGATGTTGAAATGGATGATGTATTAAGATATTTAGGTATTGAAGAATTGTATACTGATGTAATCAAGCCTAATGACATTGATGGTTTTATAAAAAAATCAACTGATGCAAAATTCAAAGATGCACTTAGTAAAATGAATAAAGCACTTGCAACAAGAGTAATAGAGAGGTCTGCTGTTTTGTATAAAAACGAACAATTCACATCTATTGCTAAAATAAGCATCTTAAAAGAATTTACTGAAAATGAGGATTTATTTGAATAATAAAAGGGAGTGGTGAGATTGGCAACTCCGTTTCAAGAGGTATATGATAAGTTTTTAACCTATATTGATGATTTCGAGTTGGCTACATTACACCCAGAAGATGTTGAATTTTTATTGTCAAACTATTTAAGTCGTGCAGTTAGTTTAGATTTTAAACAATGCACTAAAGATTTAGATGATATTGACAAAGATTTAAAACAATTTAATGAAGATTTAACTTCAGAGGAAGAGTGGATTATAGCTACTGGAATGGTGCTATCTTGGTTAGAACCTAAAATTAAAAGAGAAAATCTATTAAGAAGTGCAATATCAGACAGAGATTATAAAGAATCATCTCATGCAAACCAACTGGGCAAATTGATTGAGTTAGAACAACTTACTAGACGTAGACTAAAACAATACGTTGTTAGTTATACTCACAATGGCTCGGATGGATTGTATTAAGGTGGTGTTTTATGGATAATTTTGATTTCTATAAAAATAGAGTTCTTGCAAAAGGGAGTACTAGAAAAGACATAATTATACACGAAAAGAAACAAAGTTTTGCAGAGTACTTGTATAGCATCCCAAATAGATATGAGGTGCTAGTAAATGATATTGATACAACAGTAGCAATACAAGATGCAAGCTTTAATCATGATTTTGATGATAAGTACTTGCTTTGTGATATTGATATCAGTATCAATATCGGAAACTATGTGGTATGGGATGAGACAAACTGGCTAATAGTGTCAAAGGAATCAGAAACAATCAAAGACCATCAAAGTGTAAGAATGAAAAAGTGCAACCATAAATTAAAATGGATTGACAATAATAATAATCTTATAATTAAACCATCTGTTGTTTCTGCTAAAACTTTACAAACTACTGGAATTAAAGATGAAAAAATCATAACTATTCCTGATGGAATGGTTGGAATACAATTACCATATGATGATGACAGTAAAGCTTTAACTAGAGAGAAGTCTTTTATTTTCAATAAAGCTAAATATGACATAACATTCTATAATGAAATTGATTATAAAGGATTAGTTATTTTAGTGTGTAAAGAAAGATTACCTGATATTGCGGTTGATGATGTTATAGAGGAAATAGCTGATAGGTACGACAAGGATGGCAATGATAGGTTAGAAGTTATAATTATACCTGACCCACCAGATATACCTTTGGCTGTAGAATATATTGTAACAAGTGATGCCGATAAATTAAATGGAATATTTGAAATATATGAAGAAGAGACTAATGTATTTACTTTCCATAAATTTATAAATGGCATTGAAAGTAGTGGTGTATTTAGTTTTGCCGTTGATAATTCTGATATAGGAAGTATAACGAATCAAACTGATAACACAGTTAGTATATTAGGGATAACTAGTAGCAAAGGATTATTAAAACTTACTGCTACAGACAATAGTAATAATGAGGTTACTGAAATTGACATCAAAATATTAGGTTGGTTTTAAAGGAGGGGTCAAGTGGGTAGATTTGCTAAATTAAATGATGATGTACAGATATTAGCTAGAAAAATATTGGATAATCAAGACTTATGTAAATTACTTTACTATACTGACACCTATCCTTTAGAACAGCCTGACCTTAATACTAAAGCTAGACGTGAATTGCTTTATACTAGGCTATTATTATTTACGTCTAAAATGCCATTAACAGAAGTTGTTGGTAGTTATATTATGTTAAGAGTTCCTAGAGGTAAGCCAACAGATGGCAGTTATTTTTTAAAATCCTTGCTGTTGTTTGACATTTATACTCATGAAGATTCTAGAAATATTAGAATTAAAGATGATAATGGGATAGAAAAAGCTGGGGATAGGGTAATTCTAATTGCTGACAAAATTGATGAATTCATGGTTGATATGCAATTAAGTATTGGTCAAAACAATATTGATGGTTGGAGTGAGGTTGCCAACAGAGATTCTATGTTTAGTGGATATTCTGTAGGATATGTAGATGTTGATTTTAGAAGTCAACATAATGAGTAGGTGATTTTATGCTAGAACAACTTGAATTAAAATTATTAGGTGGATATCCTATTGAAACGAGTGTAGGGAATATGTTTCAAGCTAAAGTTAAAGATATAGTTGAAATAGATGAATCTACTTATAACAAATATTTATCACTATTACTTTATGATGTAGACTTAATTGAAGAAAAATCTATTATTGAAAAGCAGTTTGGAATTGGTGAGTTCACTACATTTGAATTTTTAATAATGCAATCAATTTCTAGTGAAGAATTTAAGGATATTGCAATTAATGCCTTAGAGTTTTTTTTAAAGCAACCCGTTCATTTAGCTGATAAATATGGCTTTTTTTATATAGGTGACATTGAAAATCAAAAAGTTATAACTTCAGAAACTTATAGTTATATAAGAAAGATATTGATAAAGATGAATTACCTTAAAGAGATGGAAGAAGAAGAACAATTAGAATTTGCTAATGAAACAGCTAGAGAATGGTATATGAATATTAAAAAACTAGAAAGAGAAAAACCTAAAATAAAGCCACAAGTAAATTTGCATAGTATTATTTCTGCTATGATGTGGAGAACTGATAAAACTGTAGATGAAATATTTAATATGACTGTTTATCAGTTATATGATGGATATTATAGACTGTTTTTAATTGATGATTGTTTAGGTGTAAAACAAGGCATTTATGCTGGCACAGTTGACAGTGATAAGGTTAAGCCTGACGACTTAAACTGGGCTAAAATTATACAGAATGAAGAAAATTAAAGGAGGAATATATAATGAGTGGTATAGCAAAAAGATGGGCAGTAAGAAACGTAGCAAAAGCAACATTTTATGATATTGCTACAGGGAAAATGTTGACATATCTTGAGAATTTAAAGTCTTCAGGTATTGAAGTAAGCTCAGAAACAGTTTATGCAAGAGGTGGAGATGGAAATCCAAAATTGATAGGTTTTAGTTCAAATAAGGAAGTAAAGTCAAATCTATCATCTGCATTATTCGACAATAGAGCAATGGCACTATTAACTGGTAATGGCATAGTAACTGGTGTACAATCAGTTTATCAGAGAGAGATATTAACAGTGACAGTTGGTAATATAGCAACTTTAAACAAAGAACCTAAAGGCGGAGCATTACTAGCTTTATACACAATGGGTGCAGATGGCGTTGAAGATACTGAGTTAGCATTAACAGTAACTACAGTATCTACTGGTGAATATGATTTAGCTACACAAGAAATATCATTGTTTACAGATGTAGTGGTTGGAAGTCAAGTAGTAGCATATTTCATGATGGAAACAACTGATACAGCACAAATTATAACTGTAAGCTCAGACGCTTTCCCTGCTGCATTTAAACTTGTAATGGAAGTTTTAGTAACTGACTTCTATACAAAGAAATTATATCCAGCACAAATAATTGTACCTTCAGCAAAAATGGAAGATAATTGGGCTTTATCATTTGCCCCAGATGGTGACCCTGTTCCTATGGACATGCCTATAGAAATTTTGAAGCCATCTAACAGTAATGACATGTTCACAATGACTATATACGAAGATTAATATAGTTATTAACATAATAATATATAATTAACAGACATAAAGGTGGGAGATTTATTCTCCCTTTTTTTTCAAATTTTAAACTAATATAAGTATCCTTAGTGTAAACTAGGCATCACAACTGGAATCAACCAGGAAATCCGAGTTCAAATCTTTGGAGGATACACCAATAATAAATAAAACTAAGACAAATAACAAACAAATTAAAAGGGGGATTTTATCATTATGGCTAAAATCAAAGTAGGGGAATTAAAAGAATTAAAGAAGAACTTTCCAAGTGAATCTGAGATTCATGGTTTTAAGGGTTTGGATATTGAGATTAAGAAGTATATACCGATATTAGAGAAAATAGGGTTTGCATCTTCTGTTTATGGTTCAGCTTTAAACGATGATAATGGATTACATATAGTAGGTCAAAATGAAGTGGATATTATGTACAAGGTATTATTGATAAAGACTTACACTAATGTCAGTTTACCTAAAGATGCTATTGAAGCTTATGATTTAATCGTACAGTCTGGTATATATAATTTTGTAGCTGATAAAATATCTATTGAGGAGATCATGGATTTAGCGTTAGTTATTGAAAATCTTATTGAGGAAAAGAAAGAAATACATAAACAAGAACAAGATTTTACTAATATAATTAAAGGATTAGCTAATCAACTTATAGAAAAATTGCCAGCAGTGGATGATTTAGATGGTATTATCGAACAAGCTACTAAGGCTATGGAGGAATTTAATCCAGAAAAATTAGAGTTTGTAAATGAATTTATCAAGAAGAAAGGTGAAAAGGATGGCAATAATAAGGACATATAGCCAACTGCTTATTGAGCTTGAAAAAGCGAAGAATATTGCTTTAGCTAAAAGTGCAGAAAAGACTGTTGAGTTAGTTAAGGTTGAAATTAATAAAGAAGTTTATAGTGAACCAGAAGGTGACTACCAAAGAACTTATCAACTAAGGGAGAGTGTAAAAGACTTTCCCTTAGAAATTAAGGGTAGAGCATCTGAGATTAAGATTGCACATGATACAGGTCAGATAGTCTCTAATGCTAGTGTTTTTCAACATGGTTCTAATTACTGGAGTCCAAGTGATTATTCTGAGTATTTGGCTGAGACTATCCATGGTGGTTTGAGTGGAAGTTTGTTCGGAACTAATAAACACTGGCATAAACCTAAGCCTTATATGGACAATGCTAAAGCTGAAATGCTAAATGGACAATATAGAAAGTTTATGATGGAAAGCTTAATGAGAAGTGGGTATAACGTTATATAATTTAGATTTATATTATAAATAGTGAGGTGAGGTAAAATGACAGAAGAACATAAAGATATTGAGATGAATATGCTTAGGACTAGAGCCAAAAAAGCTGAGGATATAACTGATGATATGTGGCTATTAGTAGCTCAAGAACACAGAGATTTGGTTACTGAATATCTTGATGTAAGTACACATCTTTCGCCTAAAACTAAAGTTCAATATGAGTCAGGGTTAAGGCATTTCTTTTGGTGGGTACATTCAGTTTTAAATGACAAACCTGTAAATAAAATAAGCAAGAGAGATTTTATGAGATATATGAGCTATCTTAGCAATAGAGGGTTGTCCTCTAGCGCGCTTGGCTTTAAGAAATCTGCTGTTTCTGCTTTTAATATATTTATAGAGGATATTATATCTGAAGATGACCCTGATAATTATGGAATGTATAAGAATTTTACTAAGGGAATGCAGCCTATCCCTAAGAATCAAGTCTATAGCAAAGAGGCTATAACTTATGACGAATATAAAATGATTATTGAAACTTTATTAGATGATAAAAACTACTTAGGTGTTGCTTGGGTTGCTGTTGCATTTAACACTGGTGCTAGAAGGGCTGAGATAGTTCAGTTTAAAACTGAAACTACTAAACAAGAGATACTTGAGGGTCAAAATTATATAATGAGTTCTACTATTATGGGAAAAGGTAGGGCTGGCGGTAAACCAATTGAATATATGATAAATGCCGAGGCTTTAAAGTACATGAAATTGTGGATTGAAAAAAGAGGATATGATCATGAATATGTTTTTACCACTCACTATAAAGGTGACGATAAAATGTCTAATTCTTGGGCTAATAGTTTTTGTACTGATGTTTTATCTGATATAATAGGCAGGAGAATAAATCCTCATATCTTTAAGGCTTCAGCAATAACTTTTCTGCTTTCTAATGATGTTCCTATGAATTTAGTTAGCAAGTACGTTGCACATCATAATGATGTTTCTACAACTCAAAACTTTTATGATTTAAGGGATTTTGAGGAAGAAAAAGGGCAAATATTTGGTGTAATTGCTAATAAAGAGTAATTAAATAATGGTTTTAACATAATCATATAAAATAATTAGGAGGGTTAAATTATTTATGACTAAAAGAAAGACTAATACAGAATTTGTTAATGAAGTTTTTAAATTAGTAAGAAATGAGTATCGGTTTTTGGAAGAGTATGTGAATAATGCAACCAAAATCAAGTGTAGACATAATATTTGTGGACATGAATGGAATGTTATTCCAGCAAGTTTTTTAAGAGGTACTAGATGTCCTAAATGTTTTGGGGGTATTAAAAAAACTAATAAAGAATTTGTTCAAGAAGTTCTTGAACTTGTTGGTAATGAATACATATTTTTAGAGAAATATATAAATGATTGCACAAAAATAAAATGTAGACACAACATATGTGGGCATGAATATAATGTTGTTCCAAGTTCTTTTTTACAAGGTCGTGGTTGTCCTAACTGTAAAGGCAAAAAAATAAGTGAATCTAAGATAAAAACTGATAAGCATTTCAAGCAAGAGGTTTATGACCTAGTTGGTGAGGAATATGAAATTATTGGTGATTATATTAATAGTGATATTAAAGTTAAAATGAAACATAATATATGTGGTTATGAATATAAAGTTGCATCTGGTCATTTTTTAAATGATAGTACTAGATGCCCTTTGTGTAACAGACCTAATTATGATAGAAATGATGAACAATTCAAACAACAAATGCATAATTTAGTGGGAAATGAATATACTTTTATAGGTGAGTTTATAAACGTTGCTACTAAGATTAGGTGTAGGCATAATGCGTGCGGGTGTGAATGGGAAGTTAAACCTAATAATTTTATTAAAGGCACAAGATGTCCTCAGTGCAATGAGTCCAAAGGTGAAAATTTAATTAGAATTTATTTGGAGCAAGAAAATATAAAGTTTGAACGAGAATATAAATTTAATAATTGTAGAAATAAATATTCATTACCTTTTGATTTTTACTTGCCAAATAGCAATTTATTAATAGAATATGATGGAATACAACACTTTGAACCAAGAGCCTTTTTTGGTGGGGAAATGCAATTTAAAATACAAAAACATAATGATAACATAAAGAATGAATATTGTAAAGACAACAATATAAGGTTAATTAGAATCCCATATTGGGACTTTGATAATATAGAAGGCATCCTTGCCAATAAATTAAACTAATTTAAATAATTATATAAAAATAATATAAGTGTAAAAAATAAAAAATAGAGTCTAGATGTAGGTTTTATTTTTTTTGTATAAATTTACAAAAAGGACGGTGAGAAAATGGCGAGTGATTTAATGCAGATACTTTTGAGTGCACAGATTGATCCAAAAGCTATAGTTAATATTAGGTCACAATTAAATAAAATTTCTGGCGAAGCTATTAAACTTAATGTTCAGGTAGACAAAAAGGCTTTTGCAGATATAGAGAATATTAACAAAAAATTAAGTGGGATTAAAACGCCCATAATAAATACAGAATCAAGTACAAAAGGTATGGAAAAACTAACAGAATCTACCAAATCAGCGAAAACCAATCTAACTGGTTTTACTAATACGGCAAAAGAGTCTGGAACTATGATGTCTAGATTGACTGAAAATATTTTTAAATTCTCCAGATTTTATTTAGTCGGTGGCTTTATCGTAGCTGGCGTTAATGCACTAAAAGGTTCTATAACAACCATAAAAGAACTTGATAGTGCTATGGTTGAGCTACAAAAAGTTACAGAAGAAACTGGTGCAACCTATGATAAATTTATTGACAAAGCGTTTGAATTAGGAAATGCTCTAGGTAGAACTGGAACTGAAGTAATAAGTGCTACTGCTGACTTTGCTCGAATGGGATTTAGCCTTAAAGATGCTACTTCTTTAGCACAAGAAGCTTTACTTATGCTTAATGTTGGTGATGAGATTGAAAATCTTGACTGCTGCTACTAGTTCTATTATAGCTACTCTCAAAGGATTTAAGATTGAGGGTGAGCAGACCGCAGAGGCAACTAGACGTATAAATGATGTCTATAATGAAATAGCAAACAATTTCGCAATTACAACTGGTTCATTGGCTGAGGGTGTAAGAAGAACTTCTGCTGTAATGAACCAAGCTGGGAATAGTTTTGACCAGACTGTAGCTATGCTTACTGGTGCTAATGAGGTTATGCAAGATATCTCAAAATCGAGTTCTGGTTTGAATATTATAACTCAAAGGCTAAAAGCTATGGATATGGAAGGAAATAATATAGATGGTTTAGCTCCTAAGTTACAAAGTGCCTTTGAGGGTATTGGATTATCTTTATATGATACAAATGGAGAATTAAAAAGTACTTTTGAGAATTTACAAGCTTTATCTAAAATATATCCTACTTTAACTAAAGAACAACAAAACTATATAGGCGAATTAGTCTCTGGTAAGAGGCAAGCTGTAGTTCTTCAAGCTATAATGAGCAACTGGGAATCAGTTGAAGCTGCTACTGTTTCTGCTAGTGAGGCTACTGGCTCTGCTATGAAAGAGAATGAAAAATATTTAAATAGTATTGAAGGTAAGACTGCTAAACTAGCTAGTTCTGGTAAAATGTTTTGGAAAAACTTTTTAGATCCTGAGACTATAAAAATAGTTGTTGATGGGATGAATGGCTTGGTTAAAGTTTTAGATGTTTTAATAAATAATAGACTGACTAAGTTTGCTATTCAGTCTGGTGTTTTGACTGGAGTAATGGTTCTACTTGGAAAAGGAATAGGATTGGCTAGAACTTATTTGTATGGTTTAAGCAGAGGTATGATGGGTAGTGCAATGCAAATGTATATATGGTCATTGGCAACTAAAGAGGCAACTCTATCTGTTGCTGGATTAACAACGGCTATGAGTTTATCACCTTTGTTTATGGTTGCAACTGGTGCTATGGCAATAATGGGAATAGTTAAGCTAGTAGATTGGCTCAACATATCCTTAAAAGAACAAAAAGTTATTGTTGAGGATTTAACTATATCTTTAGAGGGGCTTAAATCTGAGTATACACAATTACTTGGTAAAGAAGGCAGAACTGATCAAGAGAATAAGTATCTGAAAGTATTAAAGGCTGAAATTAAAGCCAATGAGACTATATTAAAACAAGAGGCTAAGAAGTTGATACAAAAACAATATCTTGACGAGAGCAATAACGCTAGTCAATATGGTGGAAATCCTACAAACACTTCTGGATTAACAAAAGCCAATCAAGAGATAGCAAAAATGGCTAAGTTGCAAGAGCAGCTAGCTAACGCAACTAAAAAAGTTGATATTGATAGATTGAATGGTGAAATAGCAGTACTAAATACGACTTTAATATCATCATATAAAGAATTAAAAACTAATGCTGATGTTCTTGGTGACGAATTATCACCAGAAATACAATCCTTAATAGATGGTATGGAAAAGGTTATTATTGAAGCAGACGACTTAACTACAAGTGCTGAAGATGCTGATAAAGCTTTACTTGATTTAAGTGCCACTATAAATACTCTTGGAAATGGTCTACAAGATTTAGAAGAAATTCAGAAAAAAGTAAACGATGGATACTCTTTTTCGTATAAAGAGATAACTGACTTAAAAGAACAGTATCCTGAATTAGAAAAAGCAATATATCGAACAACAACTGGTTGGAGTTTTGAAAAGGACACTCTAAACGCAGTAAGAGAAGCTATGGTGGAACATACTAGGCAACAAATTATGTCAGAGAAATATAACACAGAACAGACAATTATTCAGATAAGAACAAGATTAAATGCTAGAATGGCAGAAGCGAAAGCGTTGTCGAGTATGGTAAGAAACCCATTATTAGATATAGTCAATCCTAAAGGAAACGCACCTAGGAATCCCCTTGCTTCATTGACAGCATTAGGGACTACTAAGCTTTCAAACGAAACTATAAACGCTAATAACGAATTAGCACAAGCAGAATCTTCATTAAGAGATATTGAAAAAGCATTGAGGGATTTAGATTCTTTAAGTAGTGGTGGTCTTGGGGGTGGAAGTCCTAGTAAGAAATCTGGTGGTGGCTCAACAAAAGAAATATACCAAGCAATAGCAGATGCTTACGAAAAAATCAACTTAGAATTAGAAAAGAATAGCAACCTATTGTCAAGAAATAAAACAATGCAAGATTTAGCTGGTGATGATGCAGAAAAGAAACTTGCTTTGATGAAAGAGGAAATAGTTCTTAATGAACAAAGACAAAAGTCTCTTAATCAATTAAATATTGCAAGACGTGCTGAGTTATTACAATTAGAAAAATCATTATCAAAGAACTTTAAGTTTAATGGTGAGGGCGATAGTAGAGTTATCTCTAACCTTGACAATATCAAGGGCAAGAGTAAAGAAGTTGAAGAACAATTTAAAAGATATATAGACTTACAATCTCAGCTTCTACCACAAGCAAGTCAAGAGTGGTGGAATTTAGAGAGTACAATAAGCAAAACTAGTGATGCTATGGCTGGACTTCTAGAACAACAAAAAGAATTGGCTCGTACTGATTGGATAAAAGAACAAAATGATCTGTATGACCAACAGCAAAAAAGGTTGAGTGCTTTAGACTCTATTCAAGAGGCTATTGTTGCTATTATACGTAAGCGTGGGGAAGAAGAAAAGGCACAACTTGAAGATAATCACAATGCTGAAATGAAGTCATTAGAAGAAAGATATAACGCTCGTAAAGAAAAATATTCAAAAGAATTAAATGATTTTAAAGATTTGATTCAAGGGAAAATAGATGCACTTGATGATCAATATGAGGAAGAAGATTATCTTGAACAACTTGCCAAAGAAAGAGATGAGGCAACTAGGATTCAAGGTGAGATTGATGTATTGGCACTTGATGATTCTTTAACAGCCAGAAATAAAACAATAGCTTTAAGACAAGAGTTGGCAGACCAAAATGAAAAAATAGCTAAAATGCAACAAAAGAAAGAAAGAGATGTTTTAAAAGAATCTCTAGAAGACCAACTTGAACTTAAAGAAGATGAAGTTAAAGAAAAAGAAAAGATAGCTGATGATTTATTTAATAATGACAAGTCTAGGTTGGAAGAAGACTACAAAGTAAACAAGGAATATCTTGAAAAGAAATATTCTGATGAAAAAGTTTATTCTGAGGCTAGAAAAGCTATTATGGATGGAGAAGTTNAAACTAGCAAAGGTCATTTTGAGGATATTTATGATGCTTACAAAGATTTTGAGGACAAGTTTGGTAAGGGTATGGGTATATTAGGTGACTATATCAAAGAGGACTTCTTATCTCAATTAGACCTAGCGAAGCAAGCGCTGAATGAGTTTAATGATTTATCAGGTCGTAAGAAGCAATATGACAGTGATTATCAACTTACACCCGATCAAGAACACGAAGCAGGGGTTTCTGGTTCAGGTAGAATATCAGATATGAGTGAAACTGACTTTTATCAATATATGGGTTTAAAAAAGCTGTATAGTGAGATTACTAATGCTGATGCTAGAAAAGGATTTAGTACTAATGCACAAGCATTAAGGGATAAGTATGATATTAGTTCAGACAAATATTCTTATGAAGATTTAATAGGTAAAAGTTATGAAGAAATAAAAAAGGGTGGTTTTGCTAACGGTGGTAAAATTACTGAAACTGGTACACTAATATCACCTTTCCATGGAACTAAATCCGACCCTGAGTGGATATTTAATGACAGCCAATTACAAAAGATGTTAAAAACTGTTTCTTTATCGGCAATCAGTATGTCAGCACCTAAGATATCAGGTATAAATAAAGGGCAAGGAATGGTATTGGAAATTGGTAAATTAATAAACATTGAAGGGAACGCTACAAAAGATATTATTCCTTTAATTAAAAAAGAAGGCAATAATATTATAAGTGAATTGCAAAAATTAGGGAACTTTAGACCGATTAAAACATAATCGGTCTTTTTTATGGGAGGTGATTTATAAGTGGAATCACAACATTTTAGGTTTAATGAAATAGAATCACAATCAATGAATTTACATATAGTAAAGATGAGCCAAGACACATTTATAGAAACTCCATATTGGGGTGGTAGAGATATACAAGAAAGAATAGTTCGCAACAAATTAAGACCTTTTCATTATGGGATTAGCAAAGAGCCTATAGAATTCAGTTTAGAATTGGCATTATTAGATGAAAACAACCAACCTAAAGAATGGACATCTCAAATAAGATATGATATTTCAAAATGGTTATTACATGATGATTACAAACCATTTCAAACTTATGACGATTTAACTAAAATATATTATGGAATATTTATAGATAAATCAAATTTATCACTTATTAATAATCAAGGATATATGGAGTTAACGTTTAGAACTAATAGCCCATATGCATGGAGTGGTATAGAAATTTTAAATTTTGATTTGTCAAATAATACTACGTCTCAAGTAATATCTTTAGAAAACAAAAGTAATATTGTTCAGAAATATAAACCAAAAATTGAAATAGAATTAGTAAATGGTGAAACTAGTATAAATCTAATAAATACTTCTAATGGCAATAAAGAGTTCCAATTCGTGGATTTAATAGCTGATGAAATTGTTTCCATTGATAATGAAAATGAATTAATTCTAAGTGATAAATTTGGAAGCAATCCTTTAGAGAAATTTAATGAAGAATGGTTAGAATTAATACAAGGCGTAAATGAAATAGAAGTAATTGGAAAATGTAAAATACAAGTTAAGTCGCAATTCCCAATTGTAAAATAAGGTGGTGAGTAATAAATGTTAGTGGATATTAATCCAAATCTAAGTTTACCAGATTATCAATTAATGTTGTGTAAATTAAACACAGAAAAAATATCTTCTTTGAAAAATATAACAGACTTTGAAATTAAAGCTTATTTCGCAAATATAGATGAAATATCGTTTAATATCCCACTTTATAATGATAGGGAGAATGCGACAAACAGAAACGAAATATATGACTTAGTTAATGGTGATATGTTAATATTCTTGAATAAAATGAAGTATTTTTATATTAATCAAGCAGATGAGAAGTTTGATGAAAATGGTGAGGCATATAAAAGTGTTCATGCTTTCAGCAGAGAGTTTGAAATGTCACAAAAGAAAGTAATAGGATATAGTGCAGCCTCAAGAAATTTATGGGATATAAATAATCCCATTGATGATAATGGTTTAGAAATAGGGATTATGAATTATATAGAAAAAAGGACTTCTTGGACAACAGGATATATCAGTTCTAATTTAAAAACTAAATATAGAGCTTTTGACTTTTCTAATTCTAATATTTTACAAATGATGATTGAAATACAAAGTTCATTCAGTTGTCTATTTAAGTTTAATACAATAGATAAAATTATAGATATTTATGAAGTGACACAATTAGGTAAAAACCAAGGATTATATATAAGTGATAATAACTACATTAATAGTTTAAATAAAAAAATTAATTATGGTGAAATAAAAACTAGGCTAATGCTTTATGGTGAAAATAATACCTCTATTCAATCAGTAAATATTACTGGGCAACCTTATTTAGAAAATTATGATTATTATAAGAAACCAGAATTTATGTCACAAAGTTTAATTGATGCTTTAGATGTATACGAAGCTTTTATAGTAACTAAACAAGGTGATTTTAGTGGGTATCTTGATGATTTGCAAACAAACAATGGCTTGTTGGGTGTGAAATCTGATGAATTAGTTGCATTGAACACAGAATTGAAAGCTATCAGGTTGAATTTAGACATAGCTATAACAGATAATCAACCCACAACTGTATATAAAACACAAGAAACTGATAAACTTGCTGAAGTTACAATAAAAAATGGTGAGGTTGAAGTACTTGAAGATGCGATATCTGCCATTAATAGTAATATTACTACTCTAAAAAACGGAATTGCTGCATCTAACCATTTTTCTTTAGTTCAATTAAAAGAATTAGATAGTTTTATTAAAGAAGAGGTTTATAACGATACAAATTATACTGAAGATAACATACAAGAATTGTATGATGAGGGTGTAAAGCTACTTAACAAAGTTAGTCAGCCAGCTATTCAATTTGATACTGATGTAGTGGATTTTCTAAGCGTAGTAGAATGCCAACATATGTGGAATAAATTTATACTTGGTGATTTGGTAAAAGTTAACCATGCTGAATTAGGGATTAACTATGAGGTTAGATTGGTTGGGTATATTCACAAACCCAACAGTAATAGTTTAAGCTTAACCTTTAGTAATCGTGATAGTGTTGATAACGCTGATATTTATTTGAGAGATTTATTAAACTCAATGAATGTGACCTCAACCACTGTTGATTTTAATAAATTAAAGTGGGATAAAGGTGAAGATGCACAATCTATGATAAGTCAATATATAGATAATGCTTTAAATTTATCTAAACAAGAGATATTAAAAGCCACTGGGCAAAAACCTATGATAGATGAAAGAGGCATTTGGATAGTTAAAGAGAATTTAGATGGTAGCATTGATCCAAAACAAATGAGATTAATAAATAATATTTTAGCTATCACTAATGATAACTGGAATACAGTAAGTACGGCTGTTTCAGGGATGGGTATAAATGCCGAAGTAATCAGAGGGAAATTAGGACAATTTGCTGAAGTGCAAGCACATCAGATTGTTGTAGGAGACTTCGGAGAAAAAATATCCAATGATGTTTTAGATATTGATTTAGATTTAGATGGCGTTGTTGAACAAGATACTTTATATAACCAAGTTATGATTTCTGGTGAGAAAGGTATACAAGTTTTAGATAAAGGGAATAGGGAAAGGATAAGGCTCGGAAATTACAAGATTGGAAAATATGGCTTGCTTATAAAAGACAAAAGTGGTTCAACTACTGTTCTTGATGAAGATGGGATATTGCAAACTTGGCAAGAAGGAAATACAGACAATGTAGATGTTGATAAACCACTAGAACTATATATTTATATACCAGTGCAAACCAACATTATTCACAAAGCTATTTTAAGATTTAAGATGGAAAAATTTAGAGCATATTCAACATCAACAATTAGTGGTGGTGGATTTACAGAAAGTACGGCTGATGGGGGTAGTTTTGTACAGAGTACTTTAGATGGTGGTGGGACTACCGAAGATACTGGTTCTAGTGGTATTAATGTAGAATGGGTAGTAGATGAAACTTCAAGTGCAGGCGATCCTAGTCATAGGCATGATTTTGATAGAGTTCACGCACATCAACATGCTGTAACATTCCCTGCACATGCTCATTATATGAATATACCAGATCATCAACATGGTGTAGAAATACCAGAACACAATCATGACATTGAGTATGGAATTTATGAAAGTACATATCCAAGTAACGTTAAAATAAAAATTAATGGTTTAGATTATACTAGTTATTTAGGCGCTAGGGATGGCTCATTTAATGAGAACAAAGATAACATAGACGTAACTGGTTTACTCGAAGTTGGTAAGTGGAATTTAGTATCTTTAAGTAGTGAAACACTAGGAAGACTTGGTGCAACAATGTTTATACAAGCCTTTGTGAACACAACTAGAAAGAGCATAATACTAGATGATAGACATTTAGATACTAGCACAATAGGTTTAGGTGGTAGTTTTGGTGAGTCTTCTATAGCAGCAAGCCGACCAATAATAGACTCTGGAGTGGATTATTTATATAGAATTAGCATTAATGATGGTATTGCTTATGTACATAGTTCGGCATGGACTGGCTCAAATATAAATTGGGAGAGTGAATTTAATGTAGGAAATGCCACAACGTCTGCAATAACTGTAGATGGTTCATGGGAAAGAGATAATATTGAGGGGAAATATAAATTAAAAACTAAAAGCAAACCACATCTGTTTTGGGTAAATGAAGGAACATTATATGTTCAAAATTGGAATGATCTTAATAGCAAGACAATATTAGCTAGTGACGTTGTCGAAGTAAGTGCTATAAGAGGATGGAGGAATATTTCATTTCCAACACAAGATCAAGGTATGATTTGCCTTTATATTAAGTCTAATGGCAAAGTTTATTATAGGAATTATTGTATGGGCGAAAGTGGAGTTCAATCATGGGATATAGAGAGAGAAATCGAAGAATTTACTGGAATAGCTGAAAACATAAATATGTACATAACAAATGATTATCGTGTGGGTATTGTAATACAAGATACTCTAAATAAAACACACATTTTAATTACTGACCGTAACTGGACTGGGATGGCTTCTCCTATAGACTTTATTTCGACAGGAATAACAGATTTAGAATTTTCAGTTTACGATATTAAATATAAGGAAACTAACGGTATTGAAAACATAACAACTAGTATATCTGACATCACTTTCAGTGCATTATACGCATCTCCATATAATGCTTTTGTTAATTTAGAAAACGTTGCAGATGAATTTGATGATTGGGGAAGAATAATAAATATAGAAGTTGAACAAGAATTGTTTAATACACCTACAATAAATCTTTATGATATTGCTGGAAGTCAAGAATTACCAGTAGGTAATATAACAATGATTGATAGTAGACACTTGGTTGTAACAATCAATGCTGCTTCTGAAATAGGTATGAACAACGCAGAAGATGTCAGAGTAACAATATCAAGTGTACTAAATGCAGCAGGATATGCCTTTGATACTATTGAAGAAACATTTACTCCTATTAATTTAGTTCCAACATTTATTCCATTACCAGAAGTAGAATCAATTTACAATGAATAAATTGTAAATATGAAATCTACTAAAATAAAATTTTAACAAATTATAAACGAAGGAGGTCTATTGTAATGTATAGCTCAAAT